CGTCATGGCCAAGTCATTCAAGATTGTAGATGATAAAGGAGAGGACAAGCCCGAACTGCTCGACTACTTCGACCACTCTTGGTTCAAAGATTTTTGTCAATATGTGCTTGACTCCGTGTATTGGGGGCATTCGCTCATTGAGCTGGGCGATATCATCGGCACAGGAACGGCTGCCATGGCCTACGACTGCGTGAGACTCATTCCTCGCAAGCACGTTATTCCTGAATACAGTCGCGTCATCATGCAGCAGGGACAGGACTGGCGTGCAGGCATAGACTACCATTCACCGGCTGTGGCCCCTTCGCTCATCGAGGCGGGCAAGCCTTACGACCTCGGACTGCTCCTGAAAGCTACGCTGCATACGATACCGAAGAAGAACATGCTCGCGTTTTGGGACACCTTCGGGGAGATTTTCGGCATGCCCATGCGCATCGCAAAAACCTCTTCGCGTGACAAGAATGAGATTGATAGGCTACACAGGATGCTCATTGATGCAGGTGCGTCACAGACGGCCGTGATGCCGCTTGATACTGAACTCGAGTTCGTCGAGTCCACGAAGGCAGATGCCTATCATGTATATAACGAGCGCGTCAGCAGGGCCAACTCCGAAATCTCAAAACTCATTATCGGGCAGACGATGACCATTGAGGACGGCTCGTCGCTGTCACAGAGTCAAACGCACCTGCAGGTGTTGCAGAACCTCGTAGAGGGTGATGCCGATATGCTGCGTGACGTCATCAACAATCAGCTGCTGCCGCGCATGGTAGCACATAAGTTCCCGCTCGCGGGATGCCGATTTGACTGGAACGATGCCATTGACTACACGCCCGAGCAGCAGGTGGCCTACGAGTCGATGATTGCTGACCGCTATGATGTTGACCCGGCATATTTCGCAGAGAAATACGCTATGCCTGTAGGGGAGAGAAGGAACCCCACCCCGACCCTCCCCCAAGGGGAGGGAGAAGAATCGGGCGGTAAAAAGAAAATGTCGCGGGGTGGGGCTGTCCATTTTTTCGACTGAGCCCCACTGACTATGTGGGGCTGCACAGCCGTTACAAGGAGATATTAAACGATGAGCATGCCGTCGCCTGCCTTGCCGGGAACATCGATGAAAAACAGCAAGAGCGACTCCGCGCAGCGTTCAAGTCGATGATGAAAGGCCTTTTTAAGCAGAAGGGCGCATCACTCGATATAAACATCATCGCGTCAAAAGAGGCGCAGACTTTTGTTGAAACGCATGCCGACGTGTTAAATAGCGCGTTCAAGCAGACAAAGATGTCGGGTGTAATGCGCGACCGATTGGAACATTCTACCTATATTTTCTCCGGACTCAAGACCTTTCATGAACTGAACGAGGCGTTCCCTTCTCTGGTTGATGAGCAGGGTAATAAAAAACCGTTCGAACGCTTTTTGAACGACGTTCAAAAGGTAGACGAGACTTACAATCGTAACTACCTGCGGGCGGAATATAACTTCGCGCATTCCTCGGCCGTGATGGCGGCGAAGTGGGAGGAGTTCTCACACGACGGCGACACGTACAACCTGCAGTATCGAACCGTCGGCGATGACCACGTGCGTCCGGAACACGCTGCCTTAAACGGCACGACGCTACCTTTCAGCGATGCATTTTGGGACAGCTACTATCCGCCGAACGGTTGGAACTGCCGTTGCACGGTGGTGCAGGTGCGCAAGACGAAATATCCCGAAACACCGCACGAGGAAGCCTACAAGCGTGGTGCCGAGGCCTTGGCTAACGACACGCGCGGCATGTTCCGCTTCAATCCCGGCAAGCAGGGCAAGGCCATGCCCGACTACAACCCCTACAGCATACGCCGTTGTAACGACTGCGACCTTGCCAAGGGGAAAGCGACTCTCGCCTTTGTGCCCGATAATGAACTCTGTGCTGCGTGCCGGTTAATCAGATTGTCTCAGCAGTCAAGAAAGAGTCAAAAACTTACACCGCAGGAATTCAGGGAAGCATCCAATAAAGCCATTCAGTGGGCAGAGAACAATCTTACTCCGACTGTCATCAACAACCAGCCGGCAAAGCGAAGCCTTGTGCAGACGGCAGACGGTCATGTTATTGGGGTAGGCAAGAAGTTCTTCTCAGAAACAGCAGCTAAGGCAATACATGATCCTGATGTAGTCCATGTCCTGAAGACTGCTACCGAATTCAATGAATGGCTGCCACAGGCAACATTGGTCAGAACAGAGCAAGGGCGACATCATAACTGTATATTCAGTGTCTACCACGTGGTATACCAAGGACAGACAATAGAATTCAAGTGCAAAATGACAGATGGGGAACTGCTCTATATGATGAAGTTCATATAAACAAAAAAGAAGCAAATGGTCATTCCGGCGACCTGCACATCTTGCGATGCCGACGTGTGAAATGCCTCCTACATTGCTTCTTTACTGCAAATATAATCATTATTTCAATACAAGCAATAAAACAGATAATATTTTTTTCATATTTCATCAAAAAAAGCCTGCCGGCATGGAGACCGACAGGCTTTTTCTTGAATGATACGCTGTTTATAATACACCTTTCACGGCATATCCCTCAATACTCTCCAAAATATCCTCGTGGTTGTGATTGGTGATAGTTTCTGTAAGACGCAGGCCGTGAAAGCTGTCACCCACCACGCTGTCCATGGCCGCGCGGATTTGGGCAATTAAAGCCCAAGCAGCTTCCTGTCCACCCTCCAACCAGTCGGTTACGACGTGTAGCCTTACGCTGCCTTCGCCATGATAGCCACCACCCACGTAGGGCTGCCACGCAATCGGGCCAAACTCTACGAATACCGCAGGACGTTCCCAGCCCTCTTCTTGTTCGATAAACTCCACATTGTGATTCCATAGGTCGATGTGCTTAACATCTTCTGCCTTTTCAATCGCGGCCTTGATGGCTTCATACAATTCTTTTCTCATCGTTATTTTAGTTTAAATTCGTTGTTAAAATACTCGCTTAGTTTTTTCTCTATGATTTCGGTAACGGCCTTTTCCACTTCAGGCGAGGCACCAAGGAACTGCCGCCGGGGAATGTGTATCACGCTGCCTACGCGCATCAAGGCCATATACTTCCAAAACGCTGCCTCACTGCTCAACTGTCGGGTACGCTTGTCGCCTCGCAGTTCACCGTTTTTCTTTCGTCCGAAGCCACCCACAGCCGCATAATGTCGGGCCCAAAAGTAACGTCTCATGCGGGCCGTCACCTTTATCTCGCCACCCTCGTTGTGTATCTCTGCCGCAGGGTGGGTCGTATAGAACGTCACACCGTTTGCCGTCGCGCGAGCCATCACGCTGCTACGCAGTTTGCCCGTGTTGACCAATGTGGCGCGTCCGGGGCGCAGCGGACTCTTGCGCCGCTCCCATTTTTCTGAAAAGAAGCCCTGACGCTCGAAGTTCCTATCGAACTCGTCCTTCAGTTCCACCCGTATATCGTTCAATATCCGGGCGAACACTTGTTCTAAATCGTTGTTACTCATCGTCGAAATCAAACAATAAAAGCGGACGGGGTGAGGCGGTGTTGTCGCGCCTTACCTTCACATCAATCTTGAGCATCTTATACATTGCACGCTCGCTGATACCATAAACGGGGTAAATATAGCGACGCCAAATTTCCCTATTCGAGAGACCTGACTTCGCCCACTGCTGATAAATCGCGTTCACGTCGGCCACGCGCTTGAGATAGCTCACGCCGCGACGGCGTTCATTGTCCACTTTCATATTGTGTTGTTTGTTTTATATTCTTTTTCGTTTCTCTGAATGTCTAACTTCTTTTAACCTCAAAAGCATAGCAGTCTAAAAACTGCTATGCCATAGCACCTACACAGTGTATAGGTCCGGGATATGGGCATACTTCTGCCAGCTACATCCTGCAGAAACTCGGCTCTATCCGACGCCATACATTCGTCTCCGGATTGCGCTTTGAGAAATAGTAGTTGACCGCGTTCTTCTGTACCACGTTTGCTTCTTTGAAAAGCCCCATGATTTCACTGTACTCGCTGTCGAACTTATCCTCTAATTCATAGAGTTTCGAAATACTCTTGTAATCAAGATCACCAGACTTGTTGCGCTCTAAGAGCGTCATGGCCATTTGATACATTGGGTCATCGGCCCCTTTTTCGCTCTTCTTCATATAACGCTTGAGATAGTCGATAAGACGCTCTGCTGCAAGATCGGCACGCTCGTCAAAGCCTTTCACCTTGTTACTTGCTATCTCCAGACGGAAGTCGCCGTCAGTGATGGTGTAGCTGCGCTGGTCGCTCTTGCGCAGTTGGCCATAATCACGCATCACGCCCACAAAGCCTTCAATCTCACCCTGCAACCAGTCGTGAAAACTTTGCACATCTGTGGCCACTATTTGCAGACGTTCCTCCACGCCATGCAGCAGTTCTGCACGCAGACTCTCATAGGTTTCGCGACGCTGGATGCGACTTTGTTTCTCTTCGTTTTGTAACTCGGCGAGCAGCTTTGCCCGCTCCTCTTTACTTAAATTCTTGATGTTTACAGTTGTTTCCATATTCTTTTGTAATTAAAAATTAATTTTCTATTGAATTGTTTACGGATAGCATGACAACGGTTCCCCTCCCTTCAGAAGAACCTTGGGAAACTTCCTTTTTCCGCTTTATCGCCCGCAGCTTCACGGCAAGGACTTCGAGTTCATCTATACTGATATGGCGGGAGGCTTTGCCCGCGATGCGGGCATCTTCACAAAAA